GCCCGCGCACCCTGCGCAGATAGTCCTGCGCCTTCTTCGGAATGCTGTCCAGCGTGAAGGCGGTTGTCCCACCCGCCTCCTGCGCATCCTCCGCCACCGAATACCGGAACTGGCTGACCGACGGGGCATTGCTCACCTCCGGCAGCGTGCCGTCGTTAAAGTAATTGCGGATGTCCTGCAAAACCTTGTTTGCCTGCGTGCCGCGCGGGTACTCCGTGCTGGAGATCGTGTTGCCGCTTGCGTCGTCAATGTCCAGAATGACCTCGCCGCGCTCCTTGCTGATGAAGTCGCTGAGCGAGTCCATCTGTGCCTTCGTCGGCATGACAGCAAGGTTGATGCCGCCGCTCTCCGGGGAAATGCGGATGTTGCCCTCCTGCATGAAGCGCACCATGCCGCCCGTGTAGTCTCCGCCGCCGTAGTCCTCGCCGAGCGCGTCAATGATGTCCCTGTGATCGACGCTGCGGTATCCGCCGGAGCCGCCCTCGTGCCGTCCGGAGAAGTCCAGCCGCGCACCGTTCAGCAGAACATAGCCCGTCTCGCTCCATTTGTATGTCCGCCCAAAGTAGGCGAGTGCGGTCTTGTCGTTTTCCTGCGGCGTCGCCGTGGTATCGTCAGCGGAAAATTTTGCATCCATAGGCCGGTCTCCCATTTGGACGATGGAAGAAAATTTCTCTCCTGAGATGTTGACACTGTTCCCACGGTAGGATATACTACCAATAGAACCATCACGCAGAAGCTCTCGGGACGTTACTGTAAGCCCGAATCGGCGAAGAAGCGGGACGGTTCTTTTTTTGTCCGCAAACAGAACATCACTCTGCGAAACGAACGATGCAGGGTTTGCTTTCGCGTATGCGCTGTTGACCTTCTGCATGTCGTCCAGAACAAATCCGTTCTCCCTTGGACGCAGATCGAGCACCGCAAGGACAGGCTGTCCGCCCTGCGTGTTGATCGAGCCAAACAGCACCAAACGGCTGTTCCCGCCTTTGCCAGAGCCTTTGCTTTTCAAAATCAGAATCGGGTCATCCAGCAATTCCGGAATCTTCTGAATCTCCCGGATTGTCATTTCTGGATGTTCCCTTAGAATGGTGTTGATCTTATCGCCATTCATATAGATGTCGCTTTCAATCGCACCAAGCCCCTGCAGCGTCTCGCCAGTAGAGCCAAGCGCGAATTCTTCTCCCTCCGGCATCCCATCTCGATACCACTCCGCGACATCCTTGCTGAATCCTTCGTTGACTGAATACTTCTCCGGCGGGCCTCTGGTCCCGGCGGTTTCTTCTGCCGCCTGCTGCGCGTCCTGCGCACGCTGGGCGGCTTTTTGTATGATCTGCGTCTTTGCCTCCGGCAGCCGGTCCATGCCCGCGTAGGCGTCCGCGCAGATCTCCTCGATGTACGAATCCAGCTCCGCGCCGTCGTAGCAGCCCTCGTATGCCTCGGCATACCGCTGTGCAAGCTCCTGAATGCCGTCCTCTCCCAGCTCGTCTGCCAGCTCCTGCCGCACCGCGTCCATGGCATACGGCCAGTCCTTGATCTGATGGTGGAACGCCTCATGATTCGCCAGCTGCTCCACGGACCATTTCTTCGCCGTCGCATTGATCCATACCGCGTCGCCCATGACCACGCCATCCGCGTACCGTGTGACCTTCGCTTTTTGATTCTCGATGCTGATCGCGCCGACCGTGAAATGCACGTCCTTGAAGCCCTCGCGCCGGAGCATCGCGGCGGCAGCCTTCATGCTGTCCGTCCATGTGCTCTCCGGGGCCTCGCGGAAGCTCCGCTGCGCCGACCCCTTTTCCAGTCCAATGTCCTTTCCGCTCAGGTACGGCTGTCCCGCAGCGCGGACGCGATTTTCGAGCTCAATTCGTTCCGCGACTGCGCTTGCCTTTGCGGATCGCGTTTTTGCGCCTCCTGTGCCCTCTGCCACTGCTCCAGCCTGCTCTCCGGAATCCATACCTGCATCCCGTTTGCCGCCCTCATCAGCAGCCGTGCTTCCTGCTTCCTCGCCATTGATAAACCCCTTTCCGGCGTTCCATGCCGCCCTCGTCATGCCGTCTCCCAGCAGCCTGTCTTTTGTGCCTGCAAGGCTTTCGCCCAGCGCGCCTCTGTCGAAAACCTCCCGGACGTGCTGCGCGTATTCCGCCGCGCTCACGCCCTTGTTTTTTCCCTTCTGGGCGTTGTACTCGCGGATCATCCGCTGCGTGAGGCTGTCTCCGAAATAATAGACCTCCCCCGCATACCGCAGCGTCCGCTCCTCGATCCCCAGCCCGTCAAACGCCTTGGCCGCGTCGAGCCTTGCGTAGCTGCCCTTTGCGACGGCGTTACCGATCATCCATGCCTGCGCGTCCGCAAGAAAGTCCGCGTTGTTCGTTTCCTGAGACACAAACCCAATGCTCCGAATGCCATACTGGAAGCTTGTAATCATGGAAGAGACCGGGACTTTTGCCCCCTCGCCTTTTCCATCCGCCTCCTTGAGCCGGTAGCTCTCAGCGACTGCCTCGTCCAGCCTCTTGCCGTAGTCCCTGACTGCATTCTGCACGGTCACATCGCTTTTCTTGATCTCGGCTTCCGCCAGCTTCCGGGCGTCGTATTGATTTTCCGCAAGTGCCTGCGGCTTGCTTTCCTGCGCTTCCTGCTTTGCAGGCTTCGTCTCCGCCCGCTCCTGTGCGGGCTTTGTCTGCTCCTGCGCGGTCTCCCGTACCGTCTCCTGTGCCTTCGGAGCGGCCTCCTTTGCGGCCTCCCGTGCTTCCTGTGCGGCCGTCTGCGTCGGCACCTGCTGCGGCCTTGCCGCTTCCTGAACGGCCTGTACGGTCTTCACGCTTGCTTGCTGCGGTGCTTCTCTTGCCGCCTGCCGCGCATCCCGTTCTTCTGCATACTGGTTGTACCGCTCAAAGGCACTCATGGGCGCGCGCTGGATCGACGCCCTGCCCGCGTTCCACGCCTCCTGCGCCACATCCGCGTTCACGCCCTGTGCGGCTCTCTGTGCCGCCGAAAGGCTCATTCCGTTCCTTCCGTACTCGTAAGCCGCATTCACGTCCTCTGCGTACTGCTGCGCGTCCTGCGCTCCGTCGTAGCCGGATAGAAGCACGCTGGTCATGCGGTCGTCAAAGCCGTACCGTCTGGCCGCGTCGGTCAGCAGCCTGTCCGCGTCGTCCCGGCTCTCCTGTGTAAACGTCCGTTCCGCGCGGGCCTCCTCCGTCTGCTGGCGTGCCCGCGCGTCTGCTGCGCCCTTTACCTCCGCCTCGTTCAGCTTTTCAAAGGCATCCGCTGCACTGTCCGCCTCCGCGTCGTTGATGGCCTCTGTGTTCTCCTGCGACCGCGCCCACGACGCCTTTTCCGCATCCCGCGCCTTCGCATCCCGCTCATCTGCATACTGGTTGTACGTCTGAAAAGCCGCCTCGGCCTGCGCTGCCTTGGCCTCGTTTTCCTCCGCGTCCACCGCTTCGCGTACCTGCTCCACGTCCACGGTCTCTCCGGCCTGATCCATCGCGTCGATCACCGCGCCGATGTCCGCCGCGTCCGGCGTCACACCGTAGGCGATCTTGTCCCGGATCACCTGCGCCGCCTCCTGCACGTCCGCGCTGTCCACGCTCTGTGCAATGTCTGCCAGCTCCGAGCCTGCCGTTCTCAAGACGCGCTCATATCGTGCCTGCTGCAGCTGCTTCGGCGCGTCGGCCACATTGCCGACCGCCGAAAGGAACACGCCTCCGAGGAATGCGTTCCCGATGGACGCTGCGTCTGCAAACTCCGTGTTATCTCCGTTGTAGATGGCCCACTCTGCCACCGGGTCGAGAACTTCTGTGACGACCTCCTCCAGACCTTCCGACGCAATGTCAAACGCCTTGCTGTTGAGGATCTTCATGATCGTCTTGTTGCTGGTGAGCTTTCCGACCGCCTGATTTACCAGACCCGCGTCCGTGTCATAGATCGGGTTGCCGCCAAACAGCTTTTCGGAGAACACCTCCAAGCCGCCCGCGACCACGCCGTAGGCCAGCGCCTGCGCGTCGCTCGCGCCCTTGTCCTTCGCCTCCAGTGCCGAGTTGCCGCCGGACGTCAGTCCGAGCGTCACGAGATTGTTTACGCCCGCAATGCCGCTCAGCCCCGCGCCGAACAGCATATTTCCTGCCGACGGCATCTGCTGCAGAATCCAGAGCGGAACGCCCTTGTATTTCCCCTCGATCTCATCGCCGAGCTTGTTCAGCTCGTCTTTGTAGTACCGTGCCGACTCTTCTCCGGCGGTCATGCTCTCGCCCGTGTAGTAGCTGCTGAAATCGTCCGCAAGGGACAGCATTTTGTCCTTGATGCTTCCATCCGGCACAGCCTTTGCGAGGTCCCGCAGCACCCACGCCGCCGCGCCGTTCATGCCCTTATCCAGATAACTGTCGACCATAAACAAGCCGCCCAGCGCCATATCCGCGCCGCCGGAGATGAACTGCGTTGCCAGGTCGCCCGCATACTCCCCGACGCGCCCGGAAACGGACTTGTCCAGAACGGCCTTCTTGTATCGCGTATAGGCAAGCTCCTTCTGCATCTCGTCCAGTGTCATGGGCGTCTCGCGCCCGGCGTTTACCTTGTCATAGGCATCCTTGAATTCCGGCAGCCCGCCGCCCTCGGTATTCTGTGCCCGCGCATAATCGCTTGCGGCCTCCAGCGCGTCGATCCGCTTCCCGTATTCTTCCGAAGTGCGCCTGCGTCCTCGCTCCTGATCCAGCGCTGCGGCCTCCTGTGCTGCCTGCTGCTTTCGCTGCCATTCCGCAGCCCGTCTTTCCAGCTCCCCGTCGAACTGATTCAGACCGATCAGGCGGCTATAGTCCTGCCCGGCATTCGTCGCCGCCTGCTGGGCCGCCGTTCCGGTCTGCACCTTGCGCTGAAACTGTAGATACTTCTGAATATCCTGTGCCGCCTGTACGCGCGGCTGCATATCCCCGTCGAGCTGATTCAGGCCGAGCATGCGGCTGTAGTCCCGCTTCTGGCTTCCGCCCGCCTGCTGGGCAGCCGTGCCGACGGATACCCTGCGTGGGAATTCCGTCTGCTTCTGGTACTCCGCGACATACTGCTTGTACTGCTGATACGCTGCCTCATAGCTCTGCGGCGTCGCTTTCTTGGTGTTCGTCCGGTAATCCGGATTATACGGGCCGTTCGTGACGTTCTGCCTGCCGCCGCTTGCCTCATACTCCCGCAGAGCATCAAGCCCGCTGCGCCACGTTCCGCCGGAGCTGCCTGCGTTTCCCGTCTGCTGGTTTCCGCTCTGCGTCTGCCGTCCGCTCCGCGCCTCATACTCCCGCAGAGCATCAAGCCCTGTGCGTTTCTTTGCCATATTGAACTCCTTATTCCTTCGGGATTCCGTAGCCCGCCTTGTTCAGGATGCTGACCAACTCGTTATACTGCTTCTTTCCGGTCGAATTGCTCAGATTGAGTTGACCCGCCATACTCAAAAACAGGTCGTATGCCTTTCCCGGCTGTCCCGCCATGATCCACTCGGTCATGCCGCGCTTGAGCTGGTTGTACGTCTGTGCCATTGCACCGCCCGCTCCGCCGCTGTTGTAGGTGTTGTCGATATACCCCTTTCCGCTTCCGGTTCCGGAGCTGCCCGCTCTTCCGCCTCCGCTGCCGCCGCTGCCGCCTGCGGCCTTCTGCTGCGACTGCCAATAGGCCTGCTCCTGCGCGGCCTTCTGCTGCCAGTAGCTGAGCTGATCCGACCACTGCGTGTAATCTTTGTCCCACTCGGAGTCGTAGGCGCTCCGCGCGTCGGCAAGATCGTTGTAGTAGTCCGACACCGTGTCCCGGTACTTGCTGTAGTCCATGCTCTCCCGGTCGCTCACGAGGCCGTACCGGTTGTAGAGATCCTGCCCCTCGTCCTGATACCGGCCATACGCCCGGTCGTAGAGCTCCGGCACAATGTCGTTCAGGCTCTGGAGGTATGCGTTGTAGGTCTGCTGTCCTACCTGCTCTGCGTAGGTCGATCCGTAGCCGCCCGTGAGGCTGGCTGCCTGGCCCATCGTGTCCTGCATGGCCGTCCTGCCAAGTCGCTGATACTGCTCCTTGTACTGCTGATACAGCGCGTCCTGATTGAGATCGTATTGGAACGGCTTGCGGTTTGTGATCTGGTCGTACAGGCTGTCCAGCTCCGCATCCCACCGCGACTGATACGCGCCCGGCCTCCGGCTCTGCACCTGCTGGAGGTATGCCTTCGCCTGCGACACCGCGCCGGAAGGGGAGTAGCCCCTTTCGAGATTCCCGAGTCTGCCCGCCGTGTAGTCGGAATAGCCCGGCAGCGTGTTCCGCGTGGAATAGCTGCCCTTGTAGTTCTGCGTGGTCTGGCCCTTGTTGACGAGCGTGGACTTGTACTGCCCGTCCGCGCCCACGCTGTCGATGCGGTAAGTACCGCCCGCGGTGACCACCTCGTCGCCGACGCCAAGCCCGGACGGCGCACGTCCGTCGTCATTTACTCTGTACAGTGCCATCTTCCGCGTCCTCCTTCTCCGGCGGCCTTTCTGCCTCTGCCGCCTCCTGCATCTCCACGAGCCTTTGCAGCTCTGCCCGGTAGCTGTCAAGCACCAGAGCCGCCACGACCGGCGGCAGTCTCGACCCGTTCAGCGCCTCTGCGATCTTCTTTTTCAGCTCGTTAACTTCTTTTACCATCATGTTGCCTCCTCGGTACCCTCCGTGACGTTTCCGGAGGTGTTGATGCTGGCCCCGTTAAAGGTGAGGCTCGTTCCCTTGATGCTCACAGCTCCGCTGGCCGCTATCTGGATATACGCGCTGTTGTCGCTCAGTGCCAGATACACCGAGCCGCTGTCTGCCATGATTCGCACGGCTCCATAGGAAAACAGCTCCACCGCCGAGGACGCCGTGCTGGCGCCCGTGATGCTCAGCCATCCCCGGTTGCCAATGTTGAGGTTGAGCGAGTCCAGCCCTCCGTTGGTGTTTGTGCTGACCGTTGCGGCCAGCGCCGTCAGCTCCTGCACGTCCGCGATCAGCGACGAAAGCTGCATCTGAATGCTGGTGTAGCTGCCGTTCTGGTTGAGCAGCAGATCGCTTGCCTTGATGGAACCGGTGATATCCGCGCCCGTCGCGGTCAGCTTGCCGCTTGCGTCCACCTTGAATGCGCTCCCGATGGAAAGCCCGTCCGTTCCGAAGTAAAGTCCGGCCCCTCCCCATGTGTTGTCGGTGCGGTAGATGCTGCTCTCGGAGATGCTCCACGGGCCGAAGCTCGACCCGGCAGCCGCCGTGATCGTCCCGGACAGCACCGCGTCATACGCTTCCATCGTCCCGGAAGGGAAGTGGAGCTTTTTCTGTGCCAGATAGGCAACCTCACTGCCGCCCTGCCAGAAACTGACCCTTCCGGACGTGACGGTCAGCAGCTCGTTCTGCGTCTTGTCGATCACTTCCTTGTCGTTGGACACGGTCGTCTCGATGTTGCCGACGCCCACGCCATAGACCGGCGTCACGCCGTTATAGTACAGCAGCCCCGTCTTGACGTACTGCTTCGAGTTCACGGTAAAAGCGTTGTTGACGCCCGCCGAGAACTCATACAGCTGCCGGATGCCGAATTCGTTTCCGTCAATGGTCATGCTGGCCTCCTGCCAGTACTTCCCGAAGTCCGACACGGCCACATAATTCCCGCTGAGTTTCAGCTTGAATGCCTCGGAGTTCTCCGCCGCGAAATCCGCCGTCTTGATGATGAGCGTCTTGAGCGCGGCAAAGCCGCTCAGCTCCGTCAGCCGCTCCTCCTTCGACAGTGCGCTTGCATCGATGGCCTGCGAGATCTGCGTGAGCACCGCTCCCGCCGACCAGTCCGCGCCGTTCAGCTCATCCGTCAGCTGTACCAGATACCGCCGCAGCCCGTCCAGCTGCTGCGCGGCGTCCCCGCCGGTCATGGGCGGGTACTGTAAATTCAGGCTCCCCATATTCGCCTCACAGATGGATGAACGTTGCCGTCATTTTCGGCATGTTCGTCCGGTTGTAAAAATCCTGATACGCCGTGTAGTAGGCGTTGTACTTGGCCATTGCGTTGTTGTACCGCACCATTTCTCCATTCGCGTCGGAGATCTTCATTTCCAGATACCAGCGGTAGATCTCGTCATACGGCCACGGAATGCGCAGCTTCGTGTCGAGATCGACCGTTTCTGGATACCCTTCGAACGTCTGTTCGCTTGGCTTCTCCTGCGGCACACAGCCGCACCATTCGCGGTCGAGCGGATCGCGCGTCCGCACCCACGGCTCGCAGACCGGATTCCCGCTCCCGTGTGTTTTTTCTATTTCCAGATAGACCACGCCGTCCAGCTCACTGAGCCAGCGCACCTTATCGATGTTCTCATATTGATTTGGCGTGAGCCGGTCAACGGCTTCGATCGCCTCTCGGATGGTCATGCTCACTGCCTCCTTTTCACATTCCAAATTCGATAAAAGGGCCGCTTGCGCGGCCCTCTTTATCACTGCTGCTGCTGCATTTCGTGGACGCGCTCAAAAAGCTCCGTCTCCTGCATCTGCGCATGCTCCAGCACCTCGGCCACCGCCAGCGGCACCTCCACGGGCTTGCCGCGCGGCACCTGATATGCCTTGCCGTTGATGCATACGAACTCGAACTGCTGTTCTGTCTCCGATGTGCGCGGCAGGAAGATGCTCTTCGTTGCCTGCGCTTCGGCCTTGGTCTTTACCTCTGCCATGGTTTCCCTCCTTAGTTGGCCTCGTCCGTGCCGGAGTACTCCGACAGGCTCTCTACGCGGACCATGCGATCCTGATAGAGGATCTTCGTCGCGGTGGAGAACTTATAGCCGAGCGTGCTGAACTGGTTCAGCGGGCCGCCCGCCTGCTCCTTGCTCTTTACGATCATTTCCAGGCCGCCGCCCTCCGGATCGATCATACCGAAGGCGTCCTTTCCGAGGAAGAGCGTGGAATACACGCTGTAGTAGGTCGCCGCAGGCGTACCGCCCGAACCGGCTGCCGTCTTGACGGGGCAGGTGTTGTTGTTCCAGATCTTCGCCTCAGTTGTCTCGATGAAGCGAACGCCGTGCAGCTCGCCAATCTCGCCGGTGAACAGCGGCGTGACGTCTGCGTACTTGTGCGCCTCGATCCAGTCCTTGTTCTCGCGCAGATCATGGGTCACGGACGGGTGGATGATGGCGACGTACTTGCCGTTGATCGTCGGGGCCTTGAGCTTCTTCAGCGTCGTCATGGCCTTGTTGATCTCGGTCGGGGTAAGCTTGGACGTGGTGTCCATGCCTGCGCGGCTGTCCACGGCGGTGTGCGCGCCCGCAGTGCTTACCTTGTCGCAGTACTGCACGCTCGTGCCCGCTGCCAGCGTGTCGCGGACGAGCTTGTCCTGCGTGGTGCCCGCCGATGCGCCCAGCTCCTCGGTCGCGCCAAGGATCACGTCATCAATGGCGTGCAGCTCCAGCTGGTCGGACACGGTGACGTAGGTACCGTGCTGGACGATGGAGCCTGTCATGCTCGACTGGCCCAGCTTCTGGCCCGTGGGAATCACGCCCTCGGTCAGTGCCGGAGCGTCCGCAAGCGTGTTCCACTTGCGCCATTCGACCTTCTTGCCCCGGCCCTTCGGCAGCGGCTGCTTTCTGGCGAACTGCGCGTGAATCAGATTCGGACGCGCGTTTTCCAGCAGCTCCGTGTCATAGTAGGTCTTCATCAGCGACGACAGGTCGTTGGGCGCTGCGAACGCCGTGGTCGAGCCGTCGTAAGCGTTTACATAGTTCTGCGTGGTGTTGACCAGCGTACCGGCGTCCGGTGCACAGCAACCATGCATGAGTTTCAAAAGATTAATTTTCATTTAGCTCCCTTCCCGGGGCTGACACTCAAAAGGTGATCTTCTCGCCCCGATTGACTCGTGCGCGAATTTCGTCGCGCTGTTGTTTCGTGAGCTTTCGAGGGTCAAACTGTACGGGCATGCCGCTTCCGGCGTTGGCCGCGCCCTCCGGAGGGCGCATCCCGTTTGCCTGGATACCGGCTACGATCTGCTGCTGTGTTGCCTGCGCGACGGCGCGCGTCCGCGCTGCCGCCAGCTCCGCCTTGTGTACGACCTCATAGGCCGTCAGCGCCGGGACGCCGTTGGATACCAGCCGCCCGAAGTCCGGGTTTGCCAGCTCCTGCGACAGATCCGCCTGCGGGTACATCGCCTGCACCTCCGCAAACTGCCCGACGATGCGGTCAAATTCCGCCCGCCGCTGCATCTCTCCCTGTGCCGCTGCATTCTCGCGCTGGAGCGCGGCGTTCTGCCGCTCCAACTGCTTCGTGTGCATCAGCGTTTCCAGCGGGATACCCTTCTCCATGGCCTCGGCCTCATAAAGCCGCTTGTCGTCGGTCAGCCTTCTGGTCAGCGCGTCATAGTCGATCTTGTCCGGATCGGAGACGTCGATGCCGTACTGCTGGCCCAGCACATCGAGGATCGGGGAGAACTTGCTGATCGTCGCTTTCGTGCCCTTGAGCCGTTCCATGACGGCTTTCTTCACGCGCTGATCGTACTCCGTTTTGTACTTGCCCTTGATGAGACTCTCGAAAGTTTCTTCCTGCTGCACCTGAGCGCCGGGTGCGTTCTGACCGGTCGGCGGGAAGCCCGGGCTGCCCTGCGGACCTGTCGGGTCGCCGGCCGGACCGTTCTGGGTCGCGACCGGGCTGCTCGTGTTCGGCTGGGCGCTGGCCGTCATACCGCCCATGCCGCCTGCGTCGGCGGCGAAAAATGGGATAAACGATTTGTAAAACATATGGTTCCTTTCAGCCCGTCGGTGGGCGAGTCCTTGAATTTATCTCGTCGCGCTGTGCGCGGTCGATACGTTTTTTGCCTGTCAGTCCGGCTGTGTGCTCTTCTGCGACTGCTCGCGCGCATCCGTCACGGTCTTTGCCTCCGTGCCCGCTCCTTCGCCTGGCATTTCTGCCTTTTCCTTTCCGGCGGCCGAAGCCTGCGCCTGTACATCCGCGCCAAGGATCTGCTGTGCCAGCCCGTCCGCCATGGCCGGGTCGAAGCGCTCCGCCAGTGCCAGCGCCATCTGCTGCCAGCTTGCCAGCTCCTGCTGGAGCGTCCCGTTCTGCGCGATCTTCTGGCTGATCTCGTCCTTGCCGTCGAAATCCATCATGTCGAGCGTCGCCAGCGCCTGATCTGCCCTTGTCGGATCGAAGAACCCGAGCTGATAGAATTGCAGCGCCAGCTCGTTCTGGCTGAGTCTCGTATATTCGGAGGACTTCTGCGCGGATACCTCGATATCGAATACCGGCTTTCGCCATGTCACATCTCCGCCAAGGCCCAGCAGCTCCTGCTGCTTGAGGTTCTGGTTGGAGTAGGTGACGTATTCCTCCGTCCCGAGCTGGCCCCGGATGCGGAACTTTCTCGGCAGATCGTAAAACTGCCGGATGCGCTCGATCACCATGCGGATGAGCCGTGCGTATGCCCGGTATGCCGAGCGCGTCGCGTCCTTGGAGCTTCGCCCGGACGCCTCCTGCAATGCGGCAATGGCGCTGGCCGCCGTCACGCCGGAGGACACCGAGCCGTTGTTTACGTCCGTGTTGCCGGTCGTCCATTTCAGCTCCTCGATCTTGTTCTGAATGACGTTTATGTAGTTGGCCGACAGGGGACTGACCGTGATCGGCATCACCGAGTCCTGTCCCAGATTGCCGTCCGTGTGTACGAACGGCTTGCGCCAGTCGGCATATTCCTTTTCGTTGATGCTCCCGTCGCTGCGGATGAACCAGCGCGGCGTGGACGCCATCACGGAGTTTTTCAGGATCGCCTGATTGAGCAGGTCGATCTGCTCCTGTGCGCTCTTGCCGATGTCGATGTAGCCGTATCCGGCAATGGAGCCCTTCACCGGGAACAGCGCGTCGATCACGAACGGATAATCTCCGTCCTCGTAAAGCCCGCTCTGCATGTTGGGGTCGTTCTCGGTCGCGGAAAGGACCGTCTCGCCCACGAATTTGCAGAAGTGGAGCACGCTTTTTCCGTTTTCAATCTTCTTGTAGTACCAGTCCACCACGAGCGACTTGTTCGTCGTATCCACCTGATCGTCCGTCTTGTACTTGCTGACAAAGGTGTTGTCGCTGCGAAGCGTGTCGCCGACCTGTGGATACCGCTGCCTGAGCACGTCGTTGTCCACCAGCTCCGCGTAGAACAGGTTCTTGCTTTTCTGGATGTCGGTCACGCCCGGCTCCCAAAAGAGGTTGAGCAGATCGATTTCCCGGATGGATACATCCCCGAGGCCGTTGAGCTTGGAGCTGTCCCAGAACACGCCCCATGCCAGCGTTCCCTGCTTCATCTTCGTCCAGCACGAATCGGAGTAGGTCTCCTCGAAATCGTTCTGCTCGAGGATCACCGGCACGATGCTGGTCAGCATCGCCGCCTCGGAGCGGTCGTCCGGCTCTCTTGGCCGGATAGCAGGCTCCGGGAACGCCGCCACGGCGTCCGCGTGCTTGCCCATAATGACGTTGAAGAGCCAAGCAGACCGCCACTGTGGGTCGTATGGATTCCCGCTCGGACTCATTTCCTGCCAGTGCTGGAGCTTCCACCACTGCTCGCAGGCAATGAGCCGCTTTTCAAGCGCTGACTTTCCGTCCTTGTACTTGTTCAGCGTGTCCATGGCCGTCCGGATCTGCGCCACTCCGATGGGCTGCATCGCCTCACCCGCTCCAATGTCGCCCAGCACGTCCTGTATCGTCGTCATATTCGTTTTTCCGTCCATGTTTCCTCCTTCTCGCATCAGGCGTCGCTTCCGGCTTCCAGTACGCGCCCGATGCTGTAGAGCTTAAACGGCCCTTTTCCTGTGATCCGGAACCGCAGATGGTCACACCGCTGCGGGCGGATCGGCAGCAGGAACGTCCGCAGTCCGTGTCCGTCCATGTGTCCGGCGTGCCGGAACTCCCCGCAGGAATCGTACTCGATCCAGAAGTCGCACGCGCTTCCGACGGGCAGCTGCATCCGCAGATTCAGCCGTGAGATGTATTTCTTTCCGACGAGGCCGCATGTCATGATCCCGGTCGTGGCTGACCATGGGATCTCCTGCTCGACGTTTCCGCCGCCGGAGCCGTAGGCCGTGACGAGCATCCCGTCCGCGCGGAGCATATAAAGCTCATCGTCGAGCGTTGCAAACTGCGTCGCGTGCATGCCGTCCTCCCGGTGCCACAGCCCCTTGAGCGTGTCATATACGAAAAGCTGCCAGGCATCGCTGCTGTCCTGCATCGAGATAAAATACTTTCCGCGCACGCCTCCGGCAGCCGCCTTGCGGTAAAGCTCCGTCCCGAAGGCGTCCGAGATCAGATAGGGGAGAGAGCCGTCATAGACGCACACGCCGTCCCGAGCCTTGTAATAGAGCTTATCGGCAATGACGGTCAGGCTCTGCTCACTTCCGCGCTGCACGCCTCGGGCCTTGATCTCCTTGACCTGATGCGCGCCCTGCGCGCTCGGATAAATGCGGTGAAAGCAGTCCTCTTTGAAGAAAATCGGGCTGTCTGCCAGCGTCGCGGCTCCTGTGAAGCGTCCGTCCGTACCGCAGCTTGCGCGCCATGAATCCGTCGAAATTCCCTGATAGCACTCCCAGTTCTTGAAATCGCCCAGCTTGCAGCAGTACAGTTCGTTGACGGTTTTCCCTTCGGACACACCGTACCGGCAGCCCCAGAGCCGGTTCCCGCTCTCGGTGGTGTAGTCCATCTTCGGTACACGCCGGGCGGCCTTGACCTCACCTGTGCTCTGGCTCGCGTCCGCGTCCACGATCCCGACGATCACAAGGTAGTTGTCGCCGACGTCCTGCAAAACGTGGGAGCCGTTGAGCTTTTCGACCTGATCCGTCCCGTCGAGCCCGCTGATCTGCACGCCGTCGTACTTTTTGAAGCCCGCTCCGATGCCGTTTGCCTCCAGCTTGACGTATACCGTCGGGATGCTCACCCACTGGCTCTGCACGGAGCTCCACTGCTTGAGTTCATGCTTGCCCGTGTCCAGCCAGTAGGCGTCATTTGCGGCGTCCTCCGGCATGGCCTGCTGCCGGTATGTGATCGTGATAACGGCCCCGTCCACGGTGCAGACCTTGATGGAAAGCGCCGTCTGCGTGCAGTCTACGAGGTTTTCATGGCCCATGTAGCCGTTGTCCGTGTAGTCCTCGGTGTTGAAATACCATCCGTCCGGGAAAACGCAGATGTACGCGCCCATGGACACCATCTGTTTTTGTCCATCGGAGAGCAGCACCCCGCCCATGTACGGAGCCATGGACTGCGCGTCGTACCACAGCACGCCGTCCTCGATCCATGCCAGCGCGTCCTTTGCCAGCAGCCCTTGGATGCCGGAGAAATCTCCGACCATTGCGCGGGCCGCGCGCTGAGACAGCAGGGGATAGTAGTCCGATGTGAGATTCTGCATCTCGTAGAATTCGCCATCGGCAATGCGCAGGTTGTGGTTGTAGCCCGCGAAGGCCTCCGTCACCAGCTGTTCCTGCGCAGGCGCGTTCAGTTCTGGGTAACGCATTATCTTTCCTCCATCATGTTCAGCGGATCGATCCACTGCGGCTTTTCCGGCACGGCCAGCATCGGCTTCACCGGCCTCGACATGCAGAAATACCGCCATTCGTCCGCGACGTGATCCTCAAGGCTCGTGTCCAGGTCCTCCGGCTTGTGCTCATCGTACATGAGCAGCGGGATCGTCCGGAGGAACGCCTTGCAGGTGTTGAAAACGTACATGCGCGGATATCCGTTCTCGTCGAATTGCAGCCGGTAGTGGCATTGCATCCAGCCCGGAATGCGTTTGTTGTCGCCGGGCGTGAAGTAAACGCGGTATCTGGCCGCTGTCTGCGCCACGCTTTCTCCGCGCGAAGCGTCCCAGATCGAAGGGTCTGCCACGCCGGTGATCTGCTTTCCGGCCAGCCATGGATGCTCTCGCTCCATCTTCGCGATCTCTTGAAACTGCACGTCCGGCGACCATTTGACGCCGGTGTTCGGCTCGCGCGTGCATCCGTAAAGCTCCAGAATTCGGTAGATCACGCCGTCGTAATCGACGGCCCACCACGCGCAGGAGAACGGCTTTCCGTATCCGAAGTCGTAGCTCCGGCAGATCGTCCACCCCGGATCGGGCGTGAACGGCTCGATCACATGGGTGTTCTGCCGTGTCCGGTAGCCCTCCGGGTTGTTGATAAAGTCCTCAAAGAACTGTCCCTCGTAAATGTCCCACCGGCCCTCCAGCCATGCCTGCCGGAGCTTTTCCGGCAGTTTTTGCAGCGTCTGGACGTACTCCGGCTGCGTCTCCATAAGCGCTTTATTGTCGGTCACAAGCGCCTGGATGAACGTGTAGTTCTCCGGCTTTTCGCCTTCCTCAAAAATGCGATCAATGAACAGCCGCTTGAAATATCCGTGGCTCTGACCGCCCGGATTGAGCGTGTAGTAGGTGCGCTTCGGGAATCCGTTTGTACCGCGCACCGTTGTGTCGATGGCGTCCAGCCACTCCTTTTTGAGCTGCGCGGCCTCGTCGATAAATACCACGTCGTATTCCGCGCCCTGATATTGCAGAATGTCGCTGTCGTTTGCGCAGTAGCCGAACTTGATCGTGGAGCCGTTTCGGAATGTCAGCAGCTTTTTGTCCTGTGCATACCGCGCGACGCCGTTCAGCTCCTGCCTGAGCTGGTTGATGTGGTTGTTGAGCAGTTCCGGATACGTCCGTCGCACAATGAGGATCTTGATCCCCGGCCAGCTGAGCGCCAGCAGCTTTGACTTCGCGCGGACGGACCAGCTTTTTCCGCCGCCTCTGGCCCCTCCGTAGGCCACATAGCGCGTCAGCGCTTCCATGAAGCGCCTCTGCTTGTCGGAGATGCGCGAAAAGTCGAGCGTTATCTTCGCCATTGTGCGATCTCCTCCGGAAGCTCGATCTCCGTCTCCGTCGTGCCGCTTGTCTTTTCATCCCATCCGAACTTTCGTTCCAGATGGAACTTTGCGCCGTTCGCGGCGGAGCTGTCGAGCCGCTGGATGTTGTAGATCTCGATTCGCGCCCCTGCGCGCGCGCAGGTCTTTGCGAACTCCTCCGATGTGCGCATCGCATCCCATTGCTTTTCGTCCAGTCCCAGCGCGCCCAGCAGCTCCGGCATGCACGGAGGCCGTGTCCATACCTCGCGCATGAGCGGCTTTTTCCCGCGCATCACCGGCACGACCGCCGTCTGCGTGTGTCCGTATTTGTCGAGCGCGGGGCATTGCATCACGATCCGTTCTCCGTTTTTGATAAATTCCCGATCCTCCAGCACCGGCTCCGTCCTCGTCACCGGCTCCCGGTAGCAGATCGATGCGAAATACCGATCGATTGCGGAGCGAAGCTCCCGCGCGCTCTTGTATACCTTTTCGTTCAGGCTCTTCGCCCCCTTTCGTTTTTCGGAAGCTCTGCCAGGCGCGGAGGTCCCCAACTCCGCGCCCAGTAGGAAGGAAAGAACATGGCTCGTACTGTCTCGGGCCTTCGCCCGGCACAGCCTCCGAAATATGCAAAAAAGCCGGACCCCCGCTTTCGCGGAGATCCGGCTTTCGCTCGTCCACATTGCCCCTCGGATGCACAAGCAGCCGACGACCTCCGCAGCAGCGGACAGATCATCGGCTCAGGCTCATAGGCTCAGGCTCAGTATTCACGATCGTGGTGTTCCTGCAATTTTTGCAGTACAGCGGGAAGTCCCGTAGCCGTGTGGACTCCAGTAATCGGACCGACGTCCGTCTGCCGCATATCGGGCAGACGACGCGGTCTCCTTCCCTCACTAGCACCTTACCACACTTTTGTTCGCATTGCAAGTACTTTTTTCGCCTCCCCTCGGCATCGTCGCAAAACCCTACACATTTACAAGGCAAGATTTAAGCGGCTCCCGTCCGCTTCAATTTTTTATCCTTTTGGGATCGAATACATATTTATAGTATTGGTATCCGTACTGTGTGGCTCTGGCCTCGACGAGCACATAGCCGCGTGGGGCGACCGGCGGATGCTCTGGGCTGTACTCCCGCACGGCCTCGGTCGCAGGCTCCGGCTCCGGCTTGGTGCAGGTGCGGCTTGCCTTGTATCTGTGGCCCCCGAACTCCTTCTGCCAGTGGCCGTGCAGGTAGTTCGCCAGCGCCGTGTAGTCCTGCCCATGATCTACCTTTTCGCCGTTCTGGTTTACATAATAGTTGTGCTTGCGAAGGTGCTTGCTCTCGACCACGCTTCCGAGGCCCCACAGCTTCGCAATGGCGTCCTCCGGAATGCCTTCGGAGATCATGTGGATGTGGAAGCGGTTCGTAGATTTTCCGCGCCCGTATACCATCACGATCTTTGCCTCCGGGTATCGGTATGTAAGCCTGCGCCAGTATTTGTCGCGGATGCGCTTGATCTCTTCCACGGTATGCGCCTCAAACTCCGCGCTGAGCGTCAGCGTGGAGTAGAGGCTGGTCGGGCTGAAGTTAGCGTTGATAAGCGCCGTGAATTTGCCCGCTGAAATTTTGGAGTTGAATTCGTCGCGTTCAGCCTGCGTGGCGAAGCGCGGCTTCCTCGGCTTGCTGCTCTTGATATCCGCCTGTTCGCTCACGTTGTAGACGATCTGCGTACATACCGCCCCGGCGAATAACCGCCGCTTGTGCCTTTTTGCCATTTCCGCTACTCCTTCCAGGCGGACAGAGTTGTCCGCCCCTGCAAGCATTCTGCCCGTTCAAAGCATGGCCGGAGCCTCCGGCCATGCGTTCAGCGTGCAGTTATATCTCCACTGCCTCGTCCAGCCGCACATTGATCTTCTTCCCGCCGGACTCGATCACATATCCTCCGTGCCCGCCGTACCTTGCCTCGAATTTCAGCGCATCATACACCGCGCCCACCTTTGGCTGAAGCTTCTGGAATACCGGTATCCTTGTCATGATCCGGATGCGCGTCTGCGTCGGGAAATTTTTCTTTTCGAACGGAACGCCCTCGCGGTCCTGCGCCACCTGTTTTGCCGCGCACGTCTGACTGCAATAAAACTTTTTTGCATGATTCATCCTGTGCAGCTCGCGCTGGAATACCTCCCCGCAGTGTGCGCACTGCATTGTTATCATCGTCGGCATACTATCCTCCTCATTTTTTACCCGGGCGCGGCCTTTGCAGCTGCCGCGCCCGGAGCCTTAAGCCGGGTCTCCCTCCTGCGCACCTCATGGCACAGTGCGCAGGCATAAGTCCATCAAAAAATCAGTTCTCCCGGCTGTTTGCCGCCTCGATCTCCTTGCGCTCCTGCATAAACCCGTGCAGGAACAGCTCCAATAGATTTCCCGCGCCGTTTACCATCTTTGTAAGATCTTTTTTGCTGATCTGGAGTTTGCCGCTCGTCACGACCTGCAAGTCCGGCCTGCCGATGATCTGTACCGTCGGACTCGGCTCGATCGTCCGTTTTCCATCCTCCTCGATCTTATAGAGAGGCGGTGTCGCCTGCTCCATCACGATCCTCGGTGGATACTCCGTTCCAATGAAATCCACATCCCAATGCTTGCCGTTGTACTCATTTACAAACGAATCCAGCTCTACGGCAAAATATTGCATGATTTCAGCCATCTGTAGTTCCCTCCATTCCTACATGTTTTCGTCGCACGCCGTTTTCATCCTCCGTGAGCGGCAGTGCCTTTCTGCGTGCCCGCTCCTCCGGCTGCCATCCGCAGTGCGTGCAGGCCTCGTCGCCCGCATACTCCATCATGCAGCATCGCGCCGACTTCGGCAGCGTGCAGCGCTTTTCATCCTCTGCCATCCCTACACCTCCTGTATATCGATCCCGTATTGGGATCGCATCATTTTTTTGTTGCGCAGGTACTCCTTGGTGCGCGTGGGCTTGGACTTTACATCCTCCACCACCAGCTTCCCGCCGAAGCGGTAAGAAAAGTCCGCCGTGTAGCGGATCGCGCGGATGCGCTGGCCGTTTTCTGTGAGATAGCTCTCCTGCAGCGTAAACTGCGGCTGCAAGCGCAGATCTGTAATGATCTCCGCGCGGAGCATCACCATCAGCTCATCGTATCGCCGCGCCTCTTTCTGGCTGTCAAAGCGGATTGTACCGCGTTCTGCCTTCTGGCTTCCGTATTTCGGTTTCCCTTGGCTCCCCTTCGCAAGGGGAGCTGGCGCCGCAGCGCCTGAGAGGTCGCGCGCCTGCTTCGCGTAAAGCTCCCGCATTCTCGGCGGCATGTCCGCCATGCTCTCAAACCGCAGCCCGCTCATTCTGCTTCCCCGTAGTTGCAAAAATCGAATGGATACGCCGATGGCAAAACACCTTTTTGCCGTGGATGCCCGCAGTTTCCATATTCCGTCCGATGCTTACAGTCCTTGCACCGCACCACCGTCACAACGTCGGCGGCGGGTTCATCTTCAATTTCAAATTCTTCCGATAGCCACTTGAACACATACGAAAGGTAAAACGAGCCGAACCCAACGTGCCATTTTTTATCTACCGGGTCAAAATACAGAATGTTGTAATACGGCTTTTCAGCCGATCCACAAACAAAGATTTTGGCAAAGTTGGTCTTAATTTTATTCTTGTTGGTGCAAGCATCTGCGCTCTGCATATCTCTTTCAGGCATTTTCGCAACCTCCATCCATCTTCGCGCCGCAGTTGGGACAGTAGTTCGCACCATACGGCAAACATTCGCCGCACAGAGAGCACAGCCAAAAACACCCTATGTCTCCGTCTTCAATTTTTCGCCCATGCCCCACCTCCGCAACGTCTGCGGCGGGCATATCCGAGATGGATTGCAAGTTTTTTGCGCTGCACCCGTCCTGCATTAGTTTCATAAGTGCCGCCTCGCGGCTGATGTAATCCGCCATCATTTATCCCTCCGAAATTTCCGCCCGCACATCGGGCAATACTTAATGGTCACAACGTCCTGCGTCGTAAAGCTGTCGCAACTGTCGAGGACACGAACGCGAAACATGCCTTGCGGATTTAACGCCATTTCAATTCCGCTGTATTCGCTGCTCACGTTAAACAACACAAACTGGTTGTTTTCCCCTTCGCAGTAAGCACATTTATGTTGACCCATCGTCCCGCACCTCCACGCCAGCCTCGTCCAGCAGGTCACAAAGATCGGTGTCCACGCTGCTACCAATAAACTCACCATTTTCGTCGTAGTGGTTGTACTCCGTGGTCGGCCGGGATTCTATCCCTGCAAACTCTTTTAAGAGTCTCAGATATTCGTCGTTATCGAAGAGCTGAGTCTGATAGAGCTGGCTCAACTGCGCTTTGGTTATGCACTTAGCCATCCTTCTTGCCCCCCATTTCCTGCAAAGCCTTCTCGGCTTCTTCGCGGGTGAGAAATACGGTCTTGCCAATGCTCGTTCCATCGTTGCGCAAACGGTACGCACAATACCCATCCGGCCTACGATTGCAAGTTGACATACACAAGTTGTCCTCGTCCGTGCACACCGTTCTGATGTTCGGCGGTTCAAGCTCCATTTCTCGTGGCACATTGTCTCGTCCGATTACCCATAGTTTTCCGCCCACCTTGCACGGCAATATAATGACGCGCCCGTCCTTGTCGGCCTCGGCAAGCTCTACGAGCCTGCTGATTGGCGTATTGTTGAGCGTTTCGAGATCAACCATGTGTTTTGCACATAGCGCAAGCTTAACCGTTTCCACTGCTTCCGGTTCAAGCCCCGTGTCCTCGTAGGCTTTCAGCCGTCCGTACAGATCGCGGACCATCTTGCGGAAAATATCCTTGCCAAAGCCGTTGCTCGTCGGGCCGTTGATCAGCACGTTGAGTGTGCTGTCCCGGCTCTGCTTCCAGTCGATTTCCTTGCCGCCGATCGTGGCGTGCAGAAATCGGTCGGTGCCCGGGTCTACGTTGATATTAGGACTTGTCAGTCGTTCCATGTCTCTTCCTCCACATACCGCCAGCTCTGCGCTGGGCGGGTGATTGGCCCGGGCGCAAGGCCGAATTTTGTCTCCCGCAGGCCGGTAAACTCCCACAGATCGCGCGGGTGATTGTAAATTCTGAGGTCGGAAATGTGCCATCCGTAGCCGACGCCGCCGTCCAGATACTTCTCCAGTTCGTCTTTTGTCAGGCAGGCATCCGCAAGAAGCGTATCAAGTGGTGTGCAGTCCATGTTCCAATCGCAGATGCAATATTTCGGCGGCTCACAGATTGCTCCTACTCTGACGATCCTTTCAAAAATGTCGTCGCATACAAACTCGCCGATGACCTTTTGCCGCTTATCCCATAAGCCAGTGGTCGGCGCTTTTTCCGTCTTTATGAAAACCGGCTTGCCGTGATACGTCTCTCCATAATTCTCATCGCCGTCTTTCATAATGGTGATTAGCTTTTCCTCCGGTTTTGTGCAGTAGATGTAGCACTTAAACGGCGGGGTCATCTTCGGGCGCGTCTTGCGCACCTCGATAGTTTTCTGCCCGTTGATGATCTTCTCACACCACTCCGGGCGAATGCTGATCAAAACAGCTTTACTCATGCCTTGCCTCCTTCCTCCGGCGCTTCCGGCAGCGGCATCCAGTGCGTTATCACGCTCCCGATGCAATCACGCAGAATCCCTCCACCGTATCCGCTCCATCTACTGTCGCGTGAGAAGATCGCTTCCCCGACAAATACGCCGTCCGTAGCAAGGACACGTTTTCCCGGTTCCGGCCTCCGTTCCTCCACGCTGATCCACTGCGGCACTTTCTCCCGCAGCGCCGCGTTCTCGGCGGTCAGGCGCTCGATCACGTTAGCAGCCGCAAACTCAATGTATTCCCGCCGATCTTGGATTTCTCCGACCTTGCAGTTTTCGCATTTGTCGTCGTGCCCAAGCCCCTTCGCGCAGCACCGCAGTGCCTGCACGATTTCATTGCCTTTCATATATCCTCCATTCCTTCAAGAACCATTTGTCCCGGCAAAACGCCATCCTCCATCCACCAGTGCATCACATCCTCGCCGTTCTGCCACGCGCACGGAAGTTCTCGCTTGCGCCGTTCCGCAAGCATCCTGTCAAACGCCCGGACATATGCCGCTTTGATCTTCGGATAGCGCGAGAGCTCCGTGCTTCTGTGTTTCCTTGCCATTGGGCACCCGATGCACCCCACGCGCTTCCATCCGCATTCATACAGCGGATTCATGCAGATTTCTTCCTCTTTCGCGTACCCCCAAACGTCAGCGTCCTTCCAATCAATGATTGGATTTACAATCCGTTTCCCTTTGAGCTGGCAACTCTCCATCATCCTGCGGCTTTCGTCGTTGTCGTTCATAAGCGTCAGCCGCTTAGCTTTATTGCTGTGCAGCACTTCCAAAGCTCCGCGGCTTTCCCGTTTCACCGATTCCGCCCAGCGAACACCAGTCGCAATAAACCGTCCTTTTCCGCCACCCTCTTTTAGTTCCGAGCAACAGTATCGCATCCAACGTGTCGGCGGCATGAGCTTGCGCGGGATCAGATTCCACATGGTTACGTTCCCGCCGTCCGATGTGCGGTGGGTATCGATGGTGCATTTTACGCCTGCCAGCTCTAAGCGCCGGAAGGCGCCTCGGATGTGCCAGACGGTCTCCGGCGCGTCCGCTGTCGTGAGCGAATGAAGCACCTCATACGGGATACCCGCTTTCCCGGCCAGATGCAAAAGAACGTCCGAATCCTTGCCTCCGGAATAAGTGATAACAAGCGGCTGCTTGTACAAGCGCAAGCTCATATCCGAGGCCATCCGCAGCCGCTCAATCGCGGTTTGTTCTAAGCCCATTTCCGCCCTCCATCCATGTACATCATCCGCCCGCGAATGATCTCCGTTGTCTCTTGCAAATATGGATTTTTCATGGTATACTTTCCTTGTACTTGATTTTCACAGAGAAGCGCAGGCTTCTCCGCCCTCGTCCGGCTGCAACCGGTCGAGGGCATTTTTTATCCGATCAGGAACTCCGGCTTATAGTGGAGCTTCATCGCCTTGGCGTTCTGGTGGTATTCCGGCGCGCTCCACTTATAGCCCCAGTATTTGGCCGCCGTAAAGATCGCGGCCAGCTCGTCTCCCGCGCGTACCGTAATGCTCTGATTGCGGTACGCGACGGCGTAATAATTTTGCCCGGTATACCCGGCCTGCGCGATCACGCACGGCCTGCGCGGTGCCCGCTCTCCCGAGTAATCGGTGCTATTTTGCCGCATACAAATGCCCCTTCCTTACTTTCCTCCCGGCGTGCGCGATCTCCCGCTGCGCCACGAAATTCAGCTCCTGCGCGTGCTTCTCTGCGAGTTGCTTTTGATAGATGTGCTCCCGGATGGACTGATACAGCATCCATGAGCAGCACTTCGCGCTGCATCCCGGCGCACGTTCCGGACAGTCTCTCCCGCAGGGAGGCGGGATCGGCTTTGTTTTCGGTGTGTACCGCATCATTCGTCCACGGCCTCCTCCCACAAATGCTGCATCCACGCCGCCAGCGTCAGCAGGCGCTTGCGCGTCTCCAGCACCAACTCGACGATCTCACGATCGATATGCGGCTGACTGCTCAGTATCTCCGCGTCCTCCTGATCCTGTTCAGCGGCCCGCGTGGCCGCGTCGATCAGGTCCTCCATCTGCTCCGGCGTCAGCTCCACCGGAATTTTCCCGTTACTCGCCATCTTTCTCGCGCTCAGCGATCCGCATTGCCTCGCGGATCACACTCCCGCCATAGGCATCCTTGGTCAGCTCAAAGAATGCCTCGCGCGTCATATCTGCGCTCAGGTCGATTCCGTGATCCTTCGCAAATGCCTTTCGCCCGGCCTCGCAGCTCCCAGTCAGCCGGTGATGCCAGTCGTACATCGTCATTACCGGATACTCTGTATTCGGCTTGATCGCATCCAGAAATGCGGTGATCCGCTCCTCCTGCGGCAGGTCCTCAAACGCCTTCTCGCGCGCAGCTTCCACGGCGGCACGGGCCGTTTCCCCATGCGCAAAGAATCCATCTACTTTTGCCACAAAGCACGGCGTTAATGTTAAGTCCTCTTGCAGGATGGTGCCCTTCGTAATGTTCCCGTGTACCGCCGTTATGATCGTCTGCACACCATCGATCATATGTACATTTTCTCCGTCGTACTTTTTAATGCCGTCGCCGGAGCCGTCGCCGTAGCCGTAGCCGG